CTGCGGCCGTCCTGGACGATTACAAGCGCCTGACAGGGGCAGCGGCAAGCGCCACGACCACGGCGGGAAGCCTAAAGGTCGCCCATGAGCTGGCCGGGGCCGCCGTATCGGCGACCAGCACGACCGCGAACCTGACCGCCGAGCAGACGATCAGTCTTACCGGCTCGGCCGTATCTACCATCGTCACGGCGGGAAGCCTCGATATAGCCCACAAGCTAGGCGGGGCAGCCGTCTCCGCGACAAGCGCCACCGCTGGACTCAAGCTAACCCACGAGCTAACAGGTGCGGCAACCTCGACAACGGTCACAGCCGGAAGCCTGACCCTCTCCCAAATCCATACCCTGACTGGAGCCGCGGTATCTGCCACGACGGTAGCGGCCGCCCTCGACGTGAGCCACAGTCTGAGCGGGGCAGCGACAGCGGGCAGCACCGCCGCCGCGGCCCTGAAGCTGACTCACAAGCTGACCGGCGCAGCAACCTCGGCGAGTACTGCTACTGCCGCTTTGGATTTGGGCGGGGTCACAGTCATCACCGGAGCAGCAGTATCCGCCAGCACCGCGGCGGGAAGCTTGGACCTGACCCACCAGCTGCGCGCCGCCGCCGTCACGGTCTCAAGCGCGGTCGGCTACCTGAACATCGTCACCGAAGGCCCCGGCACCGCCACCCTCACCACCGCACTAGCCAACACCGCGACCCTCGCCGAAACCTCCGACAGCGCCACCCTGGCAGACAGTTTGGCCGCCCAGGCCACCCTAAGTGAGACGCTTACCGCATCCGCCCAAAATACCGAAACAGAGGCCGGGCAGGCTCTACTCGTCCTGACCCCCGCCCACTGAGGTTATATGGCCACGACCTATGACATCGGGGACAAGGTACGGGAAACCGTCACCTTCAAGAACGCTTCTTCGGCGGTGGCGGATCCGACCGCCGTCAAATGCCATGTTGAGGTTCCGTCCGGCGGGGTGACAACCCACACCTATGCGGTGTCGACCGGTTCGATTACCCGGACCGGGACCGGCATCTACTACCTGGATATCACTTCGACCGGGCACGGCCGCTACGAGGTCCGCTGGACCGGCACCGGGACCGTCGTCGCTTCGGTTGAGGGATGGTTCTCCGTCCGACCCCAAAGAGTGAGCACCTGAAATGTTCTCCTACACAAATAACCCGGACGGCAGCACGGTCGACCTGCTCCGAATGCTGTTGCATGACACTTCGAGCGGGACGGCGAAGTTCTCCGACGAAGACCTGGAATGGTTCGTCGCTAACAGCGCATCCGTCTGGTACGCGGCCGCCGAAGCCGCCGACACTTTGGCGGGCAGGATCACCGCCAATGGGGCGTCCAAGTCGGTCGGGGATCTGCGCATCGACTACGGCGGTTCTGCGGTCCACTGGCAGAACCTCGCGGCACGCTGGCGCGCCCGTGGGTCAAGGGGCGCGGTCCCGTATGCGGGGGGTATCTTCCAGTCGGGTAAGGACACGGAGAAAGCCGACACCGCCCGAAGCGTCCCATCGTTCAGTATCGGCCAGCATGATTATACGGGAAGCACGTTCTGATGGCCTTCGACGACGCCCTCCTCGATCTGATGCCCGACACGCTCTCCGTATACGCACTCAAGGGTGTCAGCACGGACGGGTACGGGACCGCCTCCTATTCGACCGCGGTCAAGTCGTACCGGTGCCGTGTAGTGGAGAAGCAGGGCCTTGTCACCACGTTCGAAGGAACCGAGCAGGTAGCTAGGACGGTCGTGTGGGTGAAGTCGACGACGACGTTCGGCCCGTGGGACAAGGTGACGTTGCCGGACGGCACGTCACCGCAGTTGTTGGCCGTTGAGGATTACCGGGATGAGGGCGGCCATCATCACCAGAAACTGGCGTTCTGATGGCTGACGTTGAATTGAAGGGCGTGAAAGAGATGGTCGCCCGGCTACAGGCGAAGCCCCGCCAGGTAAGGCAGGCGGCCGCGTCGGGCCTGTACGACTTCGGTGACCGGATCATGAAAATGTCGAAAGACCATTACGTGCCGGTCGACACGCACGCGTTACAGAACTCCGGGCAAACCGGCAGGCCGGAAACCCGTGGTGACGATGTGAGCGTCAAACTGTCTTATGGCGGGGCGGCCGCACCCTACGCGGTGTATGTGCATGAGATCACCTGGAATCGGCATCCGCACGGGCAGGCGAAATACCTTGAGGCACCGCTGAAGCTGATGGGCACCCCCACCGGCATAGAACACTTCCTCGCCAAACCGATTAGAGAGGCGCTGGAACGTGGCGCTGCTCGATGACATCGCCCACTACCTCGACGACAGTACCTCCGCACTCACTTTGCTTTCGGGGACGGGGGGGGCGGGGAACCTGGTGAAGGCCATGCTATTGGACCATGCGAAGGTGCCCGACACGGTCGTCGGACTGTACGAAACGCCGGGCTGGTCCCCGCAGTGGGCGTTCACCACCGGCTCTTCGGCGCCGGTGTTTGAGCGGCCCGGACTACAGGTCATCGCAAGGTCAACGTCGTATGCGACGGCGCGGGGGCACGCGTACTGCTGCTACCGGATCCTGGACTCGGTACGAAACAAGACCCTGCCGCACACGTCTAGTGGCACCCGCTATTTGTCGATCGACGCGGCCGGTTCACCGTTCAGTTTGGGGCAGGATCAGAATCGGCGTTTCCTGCTGTCCGTCAACTTCGACGTGACCAAAGAGAGATCATCGTGAGCGATCCGTTTGACCCAGTGGAGGTGCAGGCGGTGGCCCGTCAGGATCAGGTCGGCGCCGCCATGCGCGTATGGGCAGAGACCGTAGCGGCGGCGAGGGATCAGTTGGAGAAGGTCGGGTTCACGCATGAGGAGGCGGTCGGGATCGCAACCCAGTGGGTGGCGATGGTGATCGCGCACAATTTGAGGACTGGCCGTGTGGCGTGACCTCAGATGTTTGGGCCCGTTCAGAAGGCCCGGCGGCTCCGGCGTCTGCGGGCAACTGCTGCTTCGGATGGGGGACGGGATGATCGAAATCAAATGCCCCCGATGCCATCATTTAAGACTGCTTCGGTGGGACGGGTGGATGTCAGAACTGACAGTGGTTCTGCTGGAAACAACCTAGGGGGGTTGCATGGCGGCAAAGCATGGTAAAAGCGGATGGCTGTCCTACGGGGCGGCCGCGGCGAGAAAGGGGATCTATCGGATTACCTCCTGGTCCCTGAATATCAACTCCGATCAGGCAGACGTAACTTCGTTCACTACGAACGGCGGGCCGATTTGGCGGTCCTTCGACGCCGGTTTGAACTCTTGGGACGGAAGCATCTCGGGGTTTTGGGATGAGATCGCCGATTCGTCGGGGCAGGCGGTCATCCTGACCAGCCTGCTCACCCCCGCGACCGGCTCGCTGAAACTGGCTTACGATGATTCCGGCGGGGGACATTTCTCCGGCGGCGTGTACTGGAAGTCCGGTTCCTTCGGCGCGTCTGTGGATGCGGAGAATCCGGTCGGCTACTCGTTCCAGGGCAACGGAGTCCTCACCTATTCGACCACGGGTTAAGTCATGGCGGCGACACATGGCAAGCTTGCCAGGGTGAACATCTCCGCGTCCGTAGCCACGACGACGACGGACGCGGTGGGTACGTTGTCGTCGGCGGATGATAAGACGCTGACGATTGCGGCATCGTCACAAAGGCACTGGACGCAGGGGACGACCATGCCCCGCGTGTATGGGGCGACCACCAACACCGAAATCGGCTCGTATAGCGTGGATTACGTGAGGGGGATTGTCACGTTCGCCACGGCGCATTCCACCGCGGTTGCCTACAAGGTCGACTACGCCTGGTATCCGACCTCGTTCTTGGGGATGACCCGGAGTTGGAGTTTGGACGCGTCGCAGGACATGGCCGACGTGACCGTGTTCTCATCGAGTACGGGCGGGACGAGATGGCGGTCGTTCACGGCAGGATTGAACGAGGGGACCATCCAACTGGGCCGGTTCTATGCGTCGTCGGAGACATCGGCGCCGCCGTTCATCGACCGGCAATCCCTGCAGTCACCCTTGTATGTGGAGTTGCTGCCCGGCGGGACCGAAGGATCGAAGTTCGAATGTTACGCCCGGATTCAGGGGGACGCCTGGCAAACCGGGTTGGACGGACCCATCTCGGAGAATGTGACTTTGAAGGTGGACGGGAAACTGTATTGGACGACATCGACATAGACCAAGGAGCATTGGCATGACACTACGCGAGAGAATCCTCGCCGCTGACGATATCCCATCCGAGACGCATCCGCTGCCGAAAGCATGGGGCGAAGGCATTGTGCTGGTGAAAGGTCTGACGGCGGGGGAGCTGTCCGATTTCGTAAGGAAGTATGCGGATCAGCCCGCCAAACTGCAGAACGCCGAACTCTTGATTCTGTGCCTGAAAGACCCGGAGTCGGGTAAGCCGCTGTTCGAGCAGGCCGACCGTGACGGCCGGTGAGGAAGGCTGCCGGGCCGGTCATGCAACTAGTCCGTATCGCCCAACGCTTGGCGGGTTTGATCCCAGATGAGGGGGCGGTGGCGGACCTAAAAGCGGGGGACTCCGACGGCTGATGTTCACTGTGGCCGACCG